GAATAGGCATTTTTTGATTTCTGAAGCCTTTTGGTTTCCACCTATTCTACCCCATCTGGCAAGATGGTTAGCGGCACTTACGGACAATGAGGGACTATTCCCCTATCCTGCGTAGTCTCTCAAACCCAATCCCCTCAATCGGATGTTCTTCGAGATACTTCCTCGCTCCTTCTTCCTCTTGAATCAGATTCACCCCTGCCCTGACGAGAACAGATACATGAGGGGTCGGATAGCACTCAATCTTTTCCTTGATGGCTTTTTCAAACTCTTCCTCATCTACTGTACCGTATCTTTTAAGGGATTCCAAATATCTCTCCTTATCGAACTCGGCGGTATCATACTCGTTTTTATAGATGATTTTCATGCAGTCTCCTGTTTAAGTAATGTTCTACTATTGTATCACTCACAAAAAACCCCCTAACTTTTAACGATAGGGGGTCTTTAATTCAGAATATGTTAAGCCTTTATAGGTTCAATTACGAGTCCAACCACTCCCAGTTTCTTCTGTTTTTCAATCGGGTAAAACTGCTTCATCGTGGTGAGCATTTCGTCCTCACGAGTTTCTTTACTCGCTACGAGGGTCATATCGTGATTTAAGAACTTAAACATTTCTTCAAAGGTCTCGAAGAATAGCTTGCCTTTTACTTTAACCAGCAAAAAGCCATCGCCATTGGAAAATTGGATTTCATCACCAATTTTAATCTGTTGGCGTTTGGAATCGTTGAGGCGGAGTTCAATCCGTTTTGTTCCGTTTTTCATAAAGTTGAAATAAACCGGTTGAAGTCCCATTTGATGTAATTGTTTACTCATGACCTAATTATATTACAATTCGCTTGATTTTTCAAGCCTTTTGTAGTATAATCTAATTAGTATCGTACCTTAACTGAAAGGGGGTGAGCAAATGAAAGTTATTTCCGCACTCGACCTGCTTAAACAGGAAGACTACCTCGCACTCAATGGCTTAATTTGTCAAGCCTATGAGATAACCGACTGGATTGTCAAAGATTATCCTAATCATTTTAAGCACTTCTACACCAAGTATGTCCCCGGTCTTTTCAGAGGGGATAGGGAAATCCTCGGTGTAATTGAAGGCTTCAAGTTGCAAGGCGTATGCATCCTCAAAAAATCCGAAAAGAAGATTTCCACGATTTTCATTACAGAGGAAGCCAGAGGACAGCATCTTGCGACCAGACTTTTATCCGAAGCCTTTATTTACCTCGGAACAACTAAACCCCTCATCACCATCGCTGAATACAAAGTTGAGATGTTTTCTACTATCATTCAAAGATACGGTTGGGAACATACCCAAACCTTAGACGCTTCCTATTACGGGAACGCCAGAGAGTTTGTATTCAACGGAAAAATAGACCCCTAATTGGGGTCTTTTTCAATGATGTCAAACTCATGAGGATGCCAGCCGTCCCAACCTTCGCTTGATTCCTTCTCGAAGTATCCTGCCGTCCATTTAACCCTATTTTTAATTCCTAGCACATCAAATAAATTATTCGCAAAATCCACCGTCTCATACGGGTCGGATTCTTCCAATAAGTCAATAATATCTTTGATTTCTCGTTTGGTTAATTTCATAACCTAATTATAACGTATTTTGGCTCAAAACACAATCCGATTGGCGTTATGTCGGTCGTCTTTCTTATCGGTGTGAATATGTCTGATATAAGACGCAATCATAAGCGAGTCGGCAAAATCTGGGGAATGTCCTAAAACCTGTTTAATCTTGTCCTTTTTGCATACATCTGGGGTTTGTTCCCGCATTTCGTAGGTATGAGCGGCTAACTCCTTTCGCAAATTATCCAACCCTGCCATCTCATGATAAAGTTTAAGACTCCCATCATCAAAATCGAGCATTAACTGATAAAACCCCTCGCTCCTAGTTTTATGCGTCGCCACATATTCATAGATATACCAACCTCTCAGTTTCAAATTATCTCTAATACTCGCTCCAACCCCGTTACATTCCACCGCTATCCGCTTTGCATCTTTGGAACTAAAACCGTTTTGCATCGCAAAAGCCACTAATTCATCCGCCAGAAGCCTCCCCAAGGGTTTTTCACTCTGGGTGTCCCAGTTCATCTGTACCGCAGAAACTTTCTGATTAACCACTATACCGTTTTTAATTAGAGTAAAAACCGATTTGTCTTTTCCTCTATCAGATACATCGACTCCGATATAGGAGTCAAACTCTCCACTTGGTAAATCATAAGTCGTAGCCTTATCCAGAAGCCCTGATTTGAATAGCATATTATCATCATCAGCATAATTCCAGTTTCCTTCCAAAAGCCTTTTTCTCTCCCTGTCTGGTAAGGCTTTTAAGTTATCGATATAACTTTCCGGAAGGAACGGATTATCGTAAGCCCACATTCTCAAAAACGCCCGATAAGCAGGTTTCTTCTCTCCTTTAATCTCGACTTCACCAAAAGGCCATTTCTGAAAGAACCCTCCGCCGTTTTTTTCAAAGACATCATAAAACTCAGTTTTTAACCAGCCTTGTTGTGGGTTGCAGGACATTAACAATTTTCCCGGTATGCCATAATTCTGTGCAAGCACTCCACGACCAGTTCTGGATTTAAGAGCGTTTTTTGCTTCTTGAGTGATTTCTCCTGCCTCATCTACGACGGCAATATCAATTTCCAAACTTCCTAGCCGAGCGTAATCCGTATCCGAAGGCATCCAATCAAGTTCTCCAAAAATAATTGTCGAGCCATTTACAAAATCAAGCGTCATATCTTGAAAATGCATCCGATATTCATCGTAAGTGATGCCCAATGCAGGAAACACCTTATTGAGTAAAGTGTTAATCGTGGATTGTTTTAATGATTTTAAGGTCTTTCTCCCAACAAAAAATCTCACCCCAGGATACATTTTCGACCATAAAGCAATCAACAAACCTATGCTAAAACTTTTCGAATTATGAGTTACGATAAAATCATTTGTCAAATATAAGCCATCAATTTCAGAAGTCGTCAAACATCTTGCATGTTTAATGCCAATCGGTTCAATTTTAATTATCCTCTTGCAAGGGGCGTACCCGCCATTATAAGGCTTTACTCTATCTCTTTTCCTAGGAAGGGTCACAAACCATTCTTTATGCTCATGTTGGATATAAACAGTATAAGAATCTCGGCATTTGATATATTCTCCATCCTTTTTATACCCAGCTGGCCCAACCGTCAAAGTCGCATTAGCCCCGAGGCTTCTAGCGATGAACTGAACATCCTCAGCTAATCTCCGTGAAGAGCTCGTAAAATACAGCCGTCCCCCTTTATCGACATAACCATCCGTGTCTATCAACCCGCGCAAGATTTCTAACCGTTCCTCTATACTCCCCAATTTATAACACTCTGGAATGAACTTCTCCCACGAATGCTTACCCCTTAAACCAAACTTTTCCAGTCTGCGCTTTTCAATATCGCAATTCACAAGCCGCCACGTTAGCTCGTCTCTCACATGAATAATCTCCCCACTAATCTCTCGCCGACATTTTTCAATAATCTCTTTATCCGGATTAGTAATCAACACACTTCCCTGAGGTTGGCTAAACCCTCCATCCCCAAGCAATACACCCAATAGATACGGAGCCATTTTATCAGTATAAGGAAAAGACCTCGTAAAAACTACCGGTTTTGTTAAAGGGATTAAAATATGTTCTTTATCAATTTTCTCTCTTAATTGTTCTGTTGTACCGATAACATATTCAGTAAGATGCCGTCTCCCTTCATGCCCATTTCTTTTATTCCCAGCAACCTTATATTTCCAAAGATGATTTTTCGAGACTTCAGTGTAAGCCCCATCAGAAAAAGTTACACCGAAACACTCAATATACCCATCGTAAGGAATATCTATAACTCGCGCAACCCCTCCATTAACATTAGAAATCTGGTCGCCAATCTTTATGTCTTCAATCTTTTTGACCCCGAAAGGTGTTTTCACTTCCTGCCCATAGACCGAAGCGCAACCAGCCGAACCGCCCACCAAGAGCTCCGTCAGTTGCGGGTCTGCCATCAAGTCAAGGATTTCTTTTTGCTTCTTGCTAATCTCCACAGAAATACTCTTTTGCCATTAACAAAATATATTCCAAAAACTCCGGACTTATTGCTGAACAATCATCTACAACATCCCAACCTTGTAAAGATTTTTTTACCGATTCAGGAACTTTAACATTTCCTAAAATGAGATTTATACTCGGGACAATGTTTGGGACTTCGGCATCCCGATTATCTTGCAAGCCTGCTCGCTTACAAAAATCTGCCACCAATTCCACCTCGACTTCAATCGCTGGTTTCGTTAGTTTGCAAGTTTTACATCTATACCACGGAGCGCCGTGAGGTTTTTCAAACTCCTCCCAATCAACAGCCCCGCAATCACAAGGTTTTAGCCAATACTTCATATAAGTATTATACCTAACTTTCCTCGGTTTTTCTATCCGGGACTACATTAAATACGATGTTGGTTTTATCAAAGAAGCCACTATCCTCATCAACATCCATAATCTTCCGCTCGCCATAAGATATACGGTTTAAGAGGTCAATACTCCTTTGAGTGGCATTACTCAGAGGTTTACCTTCAGCGACACATCTAGCTACTTCTTTCGTCACGATAGTGATAATTCCTGCGGCGATTACATCTGCGGGGTATTCTCCAACAATCCCGTTCCATTCCTTCGGAGATTGCTTGATAATTGTTTTGAGAAAGTCCTCATCGCCCATCAGTTTCTTAAAATGAGTTGACCAGTTCTTTACTCCTTTGGGTCTGCCAGTTCCTCGCCTTTCACCTTTTTCAACTGGGTGTAAATTAGCGAGACTTCTTTCTCTCGCAGTTAATAATTCAGGGTTTTCATCCCTGACTTTTCTCAATTCTTCAATTTCTTCTCTTGTCATAGAAAAATTACCTCTTTCGAGGCAATTTTATCAAATTAACTCTCCTGCTTTCTAGGTCGTCGTTTCTTCTTCTCTTCACGGATGTACGCTTGGCAAGAATTAAGGCTTACCTCATCAATCATCTTTCTTAATAATTTTCTGTTCGGAACTATAAACACAGAATAGACATCGGTTTTTTCGCCATCCCAACTGCCGTCATCATTCTTAAAAGGTTCACCAAAACCAAACTCCCATTGAATCCTCGACCATGTATCTCCGAAGCAATAAAACAACCAATCGAAGTCTTTTTCTTTCTTTTCCAAGTCCTTTGCCCAACCTGCTTTATAGGTAGCGACACTCCATTTAATCCGCGAAGACCCAAAGATATTGACGGTCTTACGGCGTTTCTTGAAAGAATCCCACGTCTGGACATAAAACTCTAAATCATTGAGCCGAGACATTTCTTTAATTCCTCCATCTGCTTATCGTAAGGATTACCACCTAATACATCCCAACCACCTTTCGGTTTATCCGTCAGAGTAAAATGCGTGGTTAGGAGTTCATTCAAGGTATGTATTTCAGCCGAAAGGCTTGGAGCGGTCAGTTGGAAAGTAAAGTCTTCTTTCTCAGATTCTTTTGTCATTGCGTCATCTAAACCATCAGCAATATGCTTCCAAGTTAGATACGGTACATCACCATAAACGCAAAGTACCGTATTACCTCGATGAGATAGAACTTTCATTTTCCCAAAGGTCGGACATTCATTGACTCGTACTAGGTCGCCTTCTTGCATTCGTTTAACCACATCATCAATCGTGGCATAATCCGTTGGACTTTCGGCTCCAAGGACTTCACTGCCCTCGAAGTAAAGCATCAAACCTATATTGCTTGATTCGATTTTAGCGACCTCTGCGTCAATCGTAATTGATTCGCAGTTCTCAAAAACTAACTCCAACTCCATCTTTTTGACCTCCTTAGCAGTCGTGAAGTGATATTAAGGGCATATACATTCTATCGCCCTTCAAATTGTTTTCTTGTTTCTCTTTATTTTCCATAGCAATCTTATTATACCACAGAGGTAGTGTCTGGTCAATAGAGAGAACAAAAAACCCCAGCATTTCGCCGAGGATTTGAACAGGTAAGCAACGCCTTACCCGCTAGGGGCTACCGTCATATCGTTGCTTTGGTGTTTAGGCGGTATAACCCCATACCGATATTATACATTATTTCCGAATTAAGAGATAGCCCAAAATCCACGCACCGATAATAATGAGCCAGAGAGTAAGGAATGTACCGATATATTTAAGTAATTTCAATTTATAAACACGCTTATCTTGCTCGGTTTTATCACTCAGAATCTTGCTGAAAGCGATAATCAATTTTACGAAGTCCATATCGTCCGTTTTAACCTCGAACTTATCTTCTTCAGCCTTCTGTTGGGGCTCTTCCTTAACTTCTTCTTTTACAGGTTCTTTGATTTCTTCCGTAGGCTCTTCTTCCTGCACGGGTTCATCTAATACAGATTCTTCTATAATCGGTTCATCTTTTTCCAACCAATAAGGTTTAACCCCCTTAAAGAATCTGCCGATTAAATACTGATTAAAGTCCTCGTACTGTTGCATAGTAAAGACTACTTCTTCGGCATTATGCCATTTATTGAATAAGTCACGAATGGTTAATTCCTTATTACGGACTTTCAATACATCGTCGAACAAATCTTTATCTGCGCTTAAAACATACTCGGCTGGGTAGAAACGAATATACTCTATCCATGAGGGGTATTTCATCATATTTTCAATATCTTCGACCATTACGCCCAGAGATTTAGCCATCTGCTCAGCGGAAGCCCCATTTTTCTTACCTTGTTGAACCAAGTCGAAAATCCATTCGTTTTGCCATTCTCCCAAAGGACGAGCATCATTTAGTTCTTCTTCCATCCAACTAGGCACTTTGGTTTTGGCGTAATAATTGGCGGAGAAATCCAAATAGGTTTTAGCCTTCTGGATAGCATTCTGCAAATTAGTGGTTCTAGCGGTGATAACACCACTTTTAACCCTATCAAACTCATCCTCCGTCAAGCCTTTTGCTGTGCCAACCGCTCCATATCTTGCACGGTTAATCGTAGCAGTACTATATGGTAATTCCCGTTGAATCTCTCTTGTGGTCAGACCTTTTTCAAAGCCTTTCACTATCATTCGGACAATGCCTTCATTACATTGTAGGCGTTTTTTAGTTCTTTGCATGATTGGTTTCTCCTCGAAGATTTCTTCAATCTCACTTAAAGTTACATTGAACATACTAGCAAGTTCAGCCTTAGAATATCCTTCCTCGAACATCTTGCGGATTTGAACTTTGGTGCTTTCCTCTAAGGCGCGTTTAACGAAAACCTTAGCCTTCTTATGCTCAGTCATAGCGCAAAACGTTTCATAATCCGGGGCTTCCTTCATACTTTTAATTACGTCTCGGCTTAATCCGCTATATGCGGCCAACAAACCCAGAGATAGATTTCTGCCGTCAGAATGAATCCGCCAAAAAAGCGGCTCCCCAGATAACTCGGTGAGCCTTAAAGATTTCACTTTTTCAACCGTCTTATCGATAGTCCGAGACTTCAAACTTTCGACATAATCCTCGTAAGAATCGCAGTTTTTAATAATTGAAACCGTGGCTCTTGAGAAACCAGAAACCTCGACCACATCTTTAACCGAACCGCAAGCCAGCAGTTCTTTGATGTTATTAAAAACCTCGGGGGTTATTTTCCGTATGTTCATAATAAAACTTATTATAAAGCAAAAAGAGCAAAAAATCAAGCTTTTCTATTAAAATTACGCATTTTTAGGTCGAAGACGGTATCTATATCATCTTCACGTTCAGAAGGCCCTTAAAGCGCGAAATAGAGGCCTTATAGCGCATTTTTACAACTCGGCTGTAAGGCTACAATAGCCATCTAGTTTCAATTCGCTCAAAATCTTAATTCCGAGCATGATTCTACACTTGGCTAATACCGAACCTTCCTTCTTTGGAACGATTTTATATTTTTTATCGAACTCTTTTTCGGTAAGACCTTTACCTTCCGGAAAGTTTTGATACCAATCTCCACCTCCTCCGTAGCCTATGATTGTTTTATTTTCCGGAGTATTTGCCACTGCTTTGTAAACATACAGGGTCAATTCATCGTATAAGGGGTCTAATTCTTCCTCTTTTTCAATCGTGTATATGCGTTTCTCTTGCGGGAAACCCAAAATATCATACTGTTCGTCAATAACCTTCTTGACCTGTTCTTCGTTTTCTTTTCCGCCATCTAGATAATAATCAACTGTGCAGGGGTCTTCCTCCTCCATACCAAAAATCTCAGGGTCGCTAGAACTCTGAATGGCAAAACCAAACTTACCGCTAAAATGTTGACTCGAATAATACCTTCCCATATTACCTCCTTGTTCATTTCCTCTATTATAACAAAAAATCCCCCCGTTTTCCAGAGAGATTCTTTGTTTTAGAGATATTTTTCTGCAAACTTTTTGTAGGCTTCGGATTCACCATATTCGTAGTGACCGGTTGACCTCATCCACATTGGATAAATATCTTCGTCATAATTGAGACCAGTCCTGCGTTCAAGTTCCTTTAAGCCAGTGTCAATAATTGCGCTATCCACGTCGCCAAAGATTTCGAGGTCATCCAGACCTTTCGCCATCTTTTTTAGCATCGTTTTGAAAGTGCCTTTTTT